AACCGACCGCGAGAAGTTCCGGGGGTTCGCGTGGGACATTGTCATCATTGACGAAGTACAGAGCCAGCATTCACTCCCGTATCTGGTTAACGATATCCTCGAACCGACGCTTATTGACCGGGACGGAACCTTGATGCTTACGGGAACCGGGCCCAGAGTTCGCGGTACGTACTGGGAAGTACTTTGGAACGATGAAAAGAAGCAAGCCGCGAAATACAACTGGAATCTTTCGGTCAATCCGTTTATCAAGAATCATGCAAAGATACTCGACCAGATCAAGGAAGAAAAGGGTCTGACCGATTCAAGTCCGTTATTTCAGCGCGAATACCTAGGTATGTGCGTATACGACGATGACGCGCAAGTCTACCGGTTGACCAATGCCAACTACTTTGATGACAACCAGCTCACGCAATGGATCGCCAGTCAACCGAGGGGCGACCTGATGTTCTCCGCTGGGCTTGACTACGGGTACGAGGATTCGGACGCGTTCGTCATTGTGCTATTCTCAAAGGTGACACAAGAAAAGTTCGTGATATTCGAGCATAAGGGGAACCGTACGGGCGTGACAGAGCTTGCCGATAAGATGAAAGAGGGGATCGCCTATGTAAACACGAACCCTATATTCGCCTCAATACCTGAAAAGCACTTTTACATATACGCTGACACTGGCGGTGCTGGAAAGAAAATCAGCTATGAACTACAGACTCAATTCGCTCTACCGACCTTGGACGCTTACAAAGCGAATAAGGACTTCGCTGTCGAGATACTACAAGAGGAAGTACGCACGGGACTGTTTAAGGTGCGACCGACCGCAAACTTTGCCGACGAAGCGTTGAAAACAGTATGGAAACGCAACGAAAAGGACGAACTGACCCGGATTATCGACGATGACACATATCACCCGGATACAACCGACGCGGTGCTCTATGCCTGCCGGAATATCTGGATAAACTACCGAAAATCTAACTAATTATACAAAATTATACACTTTTCTCTAAAAACACCCCTCGAAGTGAGACTATATATACTAGAGGGGATACATGATTAACGTACCTTTGTTAGTAAAAACCTATCTACAAGTTGCAACGGCAGAGAAAAAACAACGGGAATTGGATGCAATGTGCGCCGATCCGGTGAATTATGCCATTATTCGCGACCTTGTGAACTCCGCATATCATGGCGTTGTAATCTCTGTAACCTTCAAAGACGGAACCAAACTCGATATCAAGCGTACCGACGAGTTTGACAAACTGCAGCAAAAATATACCGAGGCGTTTTGATGAAACAACTTAAACGAAGCATTGAATATATACAGCGCGATATGACCGCGATGGAATCATTCCTGTCCAGGCGGGACGTAAAATACCGGAGAAACTACAACCGATATTATAACAATTACAACCGCATGGAGGATATACATAACATTTACGGCAATGTGATCGCGTATTATTCCCAACAGGACGAGCTTAGCGGAAACATACCGTCGCTTAATATTTTGCGTTCTGCCGTTGATACTACGGTAAGCAAGTTGTCACAGACTAAAGTCAGACCATTCTATAACCCGGTACTCGGGACATATAAGACCGTCAAGACTTGCCGAAACGCTCAAATATATTTTGACGAATACTTTGACAAGCAGGACGTTTACAAGAAAACAGTTAATGCGATAACCGACGCTCTTGTGTTTGATATGGGAGTTCTTTGGATTCGAGATGATAAAAAGACTATTGAACTGGTTCACCCTTGGGAGTTTTTCTACGATGCCGCCGAACTAACACACGGCGACCTTACCAGGGTAGAACTTCGTCGGAGACAATATCCGTTACTTGCCTTGAGGGAAATAATCAAAGACGACTCGATATATGCAACAGCCTTGCAGGATACGCCGAACGCCTACTGTGATTATCGCATTTACTGGGACTTAATAAACAAAGTCGAATACCAGTTTATCGGTACTGACCTTATCGCAGAACGCAATATTGAATACGACAAAGCGCCGTTCGTATGGATTTACTATAAGGAACCTCTTAAGGGTTCGTTCTCTGACTCCATGGTTGACGTGAGCTACCGTATCCAAAAGCAGATTGATGATATCACCTATAAGATTTCAGCCAGCGCGAACTTGTCGCCGGCGAATCTTGTTTTCGTTCCTCGGGGAAGCGACGTTAAAGCCAGCATGGTAGCCGCCGCCCAGATTGGCGATGTATTCGAGTACAACATGCAAGCTAACGGGGGAAACCCGATATCAGTAACAACACCCGCGCCTTTAGATGGTATGTGGATTCAACTTTTGGAACTGTTCGAGCAGAAACTTTATAACATTATTGGTATCAGCCAGCTTTCCGCACAGGCAAAGAAACCGTCAGGGCTTAACTCTGGCGTTGCCTTGCAAACCGTTGAAGATGTTGAGTCCGAAAGACATAACACAATGCTTAATAATTTTATTCGTTTCATGAAAGATATAGCCGAAAGGATGATTGATATCTTCCCGGAGAATGAAGATGTACTTCCGAGAAGGCGCGCACGTTCTCCAATCACTTGGAAGGATATTAAGAAAGAACGCGAGATGTTCAATATCCAATACAGCGCGAGCAATTCCCTTTCAAAAGACCCTGCGGTCAAGATGCAGCAGATCGAAAAGCTGATTGCAATGAAGATCATTGACCCGTCTATAGCGGCAACCTTGCTTGAGATGCCAGACCTTGAACAGGCTTACAGCATCCAAACGGCGGCATACGACATAAACGAAAAGACAATAGAGCGCGTGATTGAAGATGGTCCCACAGAGGTTGACCCGGTGACCGGTGAAAAGAAGTTCTATTTTTATGAAGTCCAGGACATTCAGCAACTATTCAACCAGGCAATCAACACGCTTTTCAGGCTCGACGCGAATGATGAAAAGCTCGAAGTGCTTAACAATCTTACGGCGTTTATCAATCAGCTTAAAGACATGATGGACGAAATCAACGCAGAGATGCAACAGCCAGCACCGGCACAAACTCCGGTACAGCCTCCGCTAGTTGCGGGACCAACAGGAAATCTACCGGCATCGGTATAAACATAAAGGAGTGTAATAATGAGTGATATGAATATGCAACATGGAGACGAAGCGCAAGATCAAGCACAGCTTGAACCGATCATAACGGTAATCAAACAGATACTTGATAAAATGATTGCAATGGATGAGGAGCTTGATTCCCTTTCAAAGCTGGTCAACGAGGAAATCATTGGCGGGATAACTAATCTCTACAATTCAAAGCAGCGCATGAGCGGAATCTCTTCACTGTCTGAAAAGTACGGGGAAAAAGTAAGTCCCTACAAGGATTTTTATGGCGAATTGTCCGGCGGGAGCGATATCTTCGAGGCACTGTATAACGACCTCGACGAAATGAAATCACAGACAGCGGATTGGTCTGACGAAAAGGAAGCTGCGCGGGTTCAACAGCTTGCTGATGAATTAAAATCAAGACTTGAACGTATGTCAAGTATTGGAAACAAAGTGCTCGGCGGCTCTTCTGATGCGCTCCCGGATGCGTCTGTGCAAATAGCAGTTGCAACCCCGGCAGAAGGAAAAGGATCAAGCGACCTGGTTGATAAAATCAAGCGAATGAAATCAAAGGCGGGAGATGTTAGATTCTAACAGCTCTGATATAAGCAGATAAACAAGGAGAATAAACAATGCCAGTAACAACTGATGCGGGGCTGTTGACCGTTTTTAAGGAATGGTACACAGACAAGGAAATGGAACAGGTACTTTGGAGAGCGTCTCCGGTACTTCGTGAAATCAAAAAAAACCGGGTAGGCGGTAAGACCTACAATTTCGCGGCAAACTACGGATCGGGTGGCGCGGCTGCCGGTGATGCAACCGTTGCGGCTACCAATGCGGCGAACGGAACCAGCAAGTCGGTACAGTTTGCCTGTACTCCGGGTCAGCTCTTTTCGATCTTTAACGTTGGAGCGCAGGAAGTCCTTGCGGCCGAAAATATTCGAGGCGCGTTCGTTCCCGTTCCAGTTATCAAGATGTACGATGGTACGGCGGCTTTCCGTCGCCTATTCGCTACAGCTCTTTACGGTCAGGGATTTGGTGAAATCGGTAACGCTGTAGTTGCTACAACCGTTGTCGGTTCGCAGGCAGTTGACTTCGCGCAGTTCTCAACCGTAATCAAGCTCGACATCGGATCTGTGTTTCAGGTAACCAACGGCGCAACGCCTGTCAGTACCCTGCGAACATCGGTTAATACCGTAACCGCAATCAATGGAAACGTTGTAACCTTTACGGCGACCGCTGTTGAAACTTGGGCAGCTACCGACTGGATCGAGATTCAAGGGTGCCGAAACGGTACAACTCCACTCTTGCCCGTAGGATTGACCGCATGGCTCCCGTCGCTCGGAGATCGTACCGGTGGTACGTGGACGACTTACATCGGAACCGCTTTCTATGGCGTTGACCGGTCTGTGTTCCCGGATCGTCTAGCTGGTAACTATATCAGGCGCGTAACCGGTACAGAAAAGTTCTGCGATTGCGTGGTTCGTGCCGTCAAGGCTGTTCGAAATGCCGGCGGTAATCCGACTTGGTTGGTAATCAACCCGGACGATTAC